CAGGTCAGGTGCCGCATCCTTTTTAACTTCTTTCTTAACTTCTCTTTCTTTCTTAATTTCATCGCTCATAACCTTTTCTCCCTTTGTGGGGTAGGCTGGATCGGGTTTAAACCGACCCAGCCCTAACCTTTTTAGTCGTTTCTGACCTATTACGCCACGCCGTCCGTGCCGTAAATCTGATACCAGTCATACGGAGCATGACTCAATCGGCACGTAATCACCCAACTACGGGAATCATTCGTGCTATCATTATCCGGTTTCACAGACGGAGAACGCCGCATATAGAACCGAATGGGCTTCTTATCTGTCACCAAGAACCAAGCAGCACTCGCCGTCAGGTAGTGACCGATTTCATAAGTCAGACCCTTGGACTGAATCGCGTTCTTCTCATTCGTGGACTTGTAGGGAACATCGGTTGATTGTAAAATCTCAATCGTTGCCCGTTCCAGAGCCGCAGGAATGATCAATTTGCGCGGGATCGCCATGACCGGGTTGCCTTCGTGATCATTCAGACCAGCAAAGTTGTCAACACCAGCCCAAAGCGAATCTGCACCTAACGTAACGTCCGTCGGACGATTCGCCTGCGCTGCTCCACCAGCACCCGTGAAGGTGGCGTGAGAAGTAGCACACAGAGTTTCGTCAGCCGTATTAGCCGCACCAACCGTATTGACCGTGAATGCGCTATTCATGTCATACGCACCCTGGGTTTCAATACGATGTTTCATCGCCTCGCCCATACTACCAGCCGTTGCCACGATCACCGGGAACAGTTCGTCTTCAAGAGCTTCCTCTGAAGCGATCAGTTTGAACCCGTACTTCACATGAGTCCACGTCCGCACCGGCCCCTGTTTGAAGGTGGTTTCGGGAGCGTTTTCATATTCGCCCAATACCGCAGGCATGGGAAGTTCGCTATAGAGCGAAACCTGCTCATACTGTTTCTTGGAACCCATCGTTTCGCACCACTTGGTGTATTCCTCCGGGTACATACCCAGGTATTGATAGAACGCTTTATTGATGCGTGCATCAAAAAGATTCGCCATATTAGCAGATATAATAGCCATAACTTATTTCCTTTTTACGTTTTCCTGTTTCTGTCATTTAGGACTGGAGCACCCTGGTCTGCATACCGCCCAAGAAGCGGAATATCACGCGGGCATTGGTATCGCCGATGGGATCAATACAACCAACAATCACCACTTTCTTCTGGCTTGTATTGTCAACGTCAACATACCAGTCATCGCCGGAATCAAGTATCCCATACACTGCACCAAGGTTAGCTACTGCCAATACATGATCGCTCGTGGTTGCAATCAATGTTCCAGCGAACAGGTTGTAATCATTAGCCTCATAGTACGGAACAGCGGCTCCTGTGGTTCCAGTAGCATCCTTGAGAGCAATACCAATAACCTGCCCGGTATCAGCGCCGCCAGTTGCAAGAGCTTCGATAGTTCCGGCAGTATATTCCAACGGAGCACCAATCTTGTAGTCTTGGCTCGCCGCTTCGCCAACGGCACCAGTCTTATCGACTATCGCCCCATCTTTACCTTCCTGACGGTAAATAGCGAATGTTCGTTTTACACGAGTTGTCGCCATAACATTTCTCCTTATTTCAATTAAGTTTCAAACACATATCATTCTTTTTATGGGCTTAAAATAGAATGACCAATGGGCAATTAACACGCACCGGGCAATGCGTTTCAACAAATTACGCCTGCAATACATTCGCCTGATGATCCCCGATGAATCGCACAATGACTCTGGGATTTGTATCACCAACGGGATCAATAAACCCAACAACTTCGACGAGTTTTGTGACTACATCGGCAATATCAACATACCAATTAGTTCCTGATTTAATCAGTGAATATGCTACACCCAAATTGCCTACCACAAGTACATGGGCTGTAGTATCGTTAATCAAAGAGGCTTCAAACAGAGTATAATCATTGGCTTCATAATGAGGAACGGAGGCACCAGTAACTCCTGTCGCATCTTTTGCCGCAACCCCTATCGGAAGCGTGGCATTCGTAGTTCCGGGCCATTCTACAATAGACCCCGTTGATCCTGTTTCGCGGGAAAGGGGCGCACCCATTTTCCATGTCTCGCCAACATCTTCACCGACGGCATCCTCAATGGTTGTGCCGTTTTTCCCCTCTTGGCGATAAATCGCCATAGTTTTCATTACGCGTGTTGCCATAACCTACCCTCCTTGTTTTCTTTTTTCCCACCATTCTTTAATTATTTTACTTATTTTTTGGCGAGTTTCCCAAGAACAAATAGTTCCTTTTTTGACATTACTAATTTTTCTGCAATGTTCAGCAGAAAAAACGCGTCCTCTTTGAGCCTCACCCATGTGTTTTCGAGCCTCTAAAGAATGATGTTTTCCGCGAAGAGCATCGCCAATTTTTTTTCTATGTTCTAAAGAACAAGCACCTCGTTTCGCTTTAAAACCCTCGCCACCATCAGTTCCGTTAACAAGAACAACACCTTCATCGCGGAAGTATTTTATCCAAGCAATTTCCTCTGTGGCACCATTACCATCCACTTCTCCTACGAATTGAATATTAGGCAAAAAACCTTTTGACAAAAGAGACCTTATCCAATTGCTCTTATGTGTCTTTTCCCCAAATCGTGCAGTTCTAATATGTCCTGAAAATCTTGCGGAAAGAGACTTGCTTGTCTTACCTACATACCGTATTTTCCCGCTTGGTTCGCATAGAACATATATCTTTGTTTTCACATTTTATGTTTCTTCTGCAAGACCTTCTCTCCGAGTTTCAGTACTGGCGTTAGCCTCAACGACCACGCCCTTCTTACCGCTCATCATCTTACGGGCATCTGACTCTGCGGCTTTCTTCGCACCAACATATTTGCTAGCACGTTTCACATTGCGGGCATCATACTCGGTCTTCAGGCAACACATGAGTATTCTGTTACCGCGTTCCTTCGTCTTCCCTTCGTCGTCAACTTTGGCTTCGAATGGATTTCCCATAATCTGCTCGCGGCCACGGGCGGGCGCGTAACTTTTTTGGGCAAATTCGTTCATTTCCTCGTCCGAATCCTTGTGACCCCAGACATAGTGCATTTTGGGGTCTTTATTTCTTACTTCCCAACGGTCGGTAATCGCTCTCATTTCGCTTAAAACTTCGGCGCGTTTTATCGGGTGAGCCGTAGTTTCTTCCTTCGCCTTCTTTATCCAGTTCGGGTTGCCGCGTTGTTTGACTTCCGGTTCCACTGTCGTTCCTGTCGTTTTTTCATTGTCATTCATGGGTAATTTCCTTTAGTATTAAGCTGTTTTAATTTTACGCAGATGCATTGCTTTGGCTTTTTCTGGGTTAGCCCAATCAGCCATCTCTTGCTTGGAATCAAAGTGTCCCTGTGCCTCCTTCAAAACAGTCGGATCATTTACCCATCCTGGCATCTGTCCGCCTTTCGACGCCTGCCGACTTCCGCTGACATCGCCACCCAACTCACGTTCGCGGTCAACTATATTGCGGTTATTGGTTTCGCGTTTAACGGTTCCTTGCCCTTTCATATTCACAAATTCGAGCTTCTGTTCAAATGTCAAATTCTTCAGGTCTGGCCGTTCCTCATCGAGTTTCTCAACCTCGTGCATCGCTTTCCCAACTTCGGGATTAAGAGACATGACTTTCTTAAATGCACGCTCCTCTGATTCTGCCAACCGTTTCTCATAACCTTGTTGCATTAAGTCACGGTCATAGGCAATGTCAGATGCTAACTTTCGCGCTACTTTCTTCAGACCTACCTTGGGATCGTTTTCAAAATCACTATCTACGATTTTGTCAATATCGCTAAGATAGTCTTCAAACGTCCTCGCTGGTTTAACCACTTCAGGAGTTTCGTCTTTGCGCGTCCGGCTAATATACTCTTGATTATCGCGCAGGCGCTTCTCCAACGTCTCTTTTTCTTCCTTAGCGGCTTTGAGTTGTTCCGCCATTTCTGATTTTTCACGTTCGGTTTGTTCCTTGAGTTTCGCCGCTTCATCAACAGGTTCCGTTACGTCAGGCAACGTAGGTTCTGTAATTTGCGGCGGTTTCTGCACTTCGGGCGGTTGAACTTCGGGCAAAAGTCCATCCAATTTTTCTACTGTCATTTACTGTCTCCTGTTAGAGTGCTTCGGGCGGAGCCTCTGGTTGAGAGGATACGGGCGATCCCCCTTGTGCGTTTCCTAACGAACCTGAAATTTGTTGGCCGCTAACATCTCCAGGCAACGGAGCGACGTTCGACGACTGCCCGTTTGTCGTGATTGAACTAATCGCCCCAGTTGCCTGTTCACTTCGTTTAAGCTGTTGATGCGTTGAAATATGTTGCACCATCATCGGCACATTCTGGTTCTTGTCGCGTTGTGCCTGCCATAATGCCTGTTGATGAATACCTAAATGGATGTCGTGCATCTCACCCTGCTCCGGTTCATCCCATTGCGAAAAAACCAGCATCTCGTTGTTTTCCCACAAGGCGGCTTTGATGGCTTGATCCTTGGCCGGAATCACAACAAACTCGGCAGGATTCTCCACGCCCATCGCTCCGGCAATCCTCAACATAATCTTGCCCTTGGCTGCCGGGTCCATGCTCATGCCAAAAAGCTGTAACAGGTTTTGAACCTTAGTAGCCTTATCCATCGCCTCAGATACTCCCCGCATCTCGATGGCGTAGATGTCAGCCAATTCAAACTGGAACTCCGCGCCTACCGGCCCCAACTGATCAACTAAATCCTCGTGCGTCATAAACGTATGCACATACTGTGAAAACCGGCGCATGTATTCACCAATCAGAGCATCCTCTATGCTCGACATATCGCTGAATATCGGCGTGGTAGCCGCCGCCTTCGCGCTCACATACTCGCTCGCACTTGTTCGCCCACCCATCGCCATGCCCATAACGGCATCCGTAGTGTTCAATATCTCGCGCACCTTCTGTTCGCAATATGCGATTGTCGGCATAATCGTTGCCGTCATATCGGCTATCTGCATCTCAAATAACCCAGACCGCACATCACCGGAACACGGAACAGCATTGGCATGCCCAAAATCATACTTATCAACATCCACTCGCATCGGATCATACACAATCGGGCGTCGAACATTCTTCGACCGATTATCAATCAACTGGTCAATCGCCGTGCAAATCTGGTCGTAATACGTTTCTATCTTCTCGCCCAAACTTATCGGATACATACCAATATCGTCTTCCGTCTGGTGTGCCGCCAGCACCGGAATGCCACCAGGGAATATGTTTTCACGTATCTCGATTATCTCACAACTTTCGGGATCGCCCAAAATCCGAACACGGCATCTAATCTCTGCGCCATCCTTGTCCCACTTTTTACTATCCTTGTTGACTGGCAGGTTTATCCACACAAACCAATGTTTATACCGCTCGCCTGTACGATCTTCAAGCGTCCTGTCGGCATTATCCATCCGGTCAGCCTTGGGTATTGAAAACTGCGAGGACGACACATGCTCCAGATACTTGCTGAACTTATCACGCAGTCCTTCTTGACCGTCCTTTTCAAATAGTTTAACATTGTTCTTCTTACTGTCACCTAACAACTTGCTCCAAGTAATCGGATTCTTAATATAGATAGCCGGTTGCGACTCCATCTCGTCAATGTTTTCATCTAACCAAAGCTGGTCTATCGGGATGAACTCAAATCCGGGTAGGTTATTTTTTATGAATAATTTTGATTTGCGACCTCCTGTTGACTTATCCCGATAGATCAAATCCACAACCTGTTTTTCCCACGGGATCGCCACAAAGCACGTGCCATTCTTGTAGCAGTCAAGCAACGCCCGTTTCAGGTTTCTCTTGTAATTAGTGGCAACTTGCGCCTTGCGGAACAGAAGTGTCATTATCTCGGCATTCCGCGCACGGATGGTATTGGCCGACTCATCATCAATGATTCCCCGAAACCCATACTTGTAGTTGTCGGGATTTTCCGTAAATGTCTTATAGGCCATACTGACAAGCTGGTTCACGCCAATGTGGAATACCCCTGTAGATTCGTTGGCGCGATGAACGTCATCTTTGGAAGCATCGGGCTTGACGCGATACATTTCATCGTTTTTATTCCATATTGTTTCCAAGTCCGAACGGTCGCTACAGCTTGAAAACAGACTCCGCACCCGTATCTTAGTCTTTTCTGTGATGTCGTCCGACTCAGCAAAATTGGGAAACAGGTCAAGAATGGATGCCTCACCCTCGTCAGGCGCAGAACTAATAACGGTGTCGGCAGGTGGTTCTTGCCGTTCTAAAAATTGTTCGGTTGGTTCCATGTTTTACTCAACAAAAAAAGGTCACCAGCCGGTTAAGGCTAATGACCCCGTACTACTTCTTGATAGAAAGTTAGTTACTGGTGATCGTCAAATACTTTTGTCTCAGATACTACAAGCTCCTTGATAATACCCTTTGCGCCACGTATAGTTACTTGAAACCAAGACTTCTTTTCGCGTAATTCCTTGAGTTTTTGCGATATTTCCTCGTCGGAACAAGATTTGCTCTTAACTGGCGCAGATTGAAGCATAAATTGAACCCTTTGTCAAGCTTTATTTTTCAACTGCCATTATATTGTCTTCGTCAATCAATTTATAATGAACATCGTTTTCCATACAATCCACGCCAAAACCAGCCTCAAACCACACTTTTGACCCGCATTTCATATCGGTGCAATCATTCCCCCGCCGGAATATCGCACCTGTTTTGACGGGTTTATTGGTCTTATCGCTCAACTCTATTGCACCTTCCTTGCGTATTGCAGAGTCTGGTTCGACCATGACAAACCGATTGCACGGTCTAATCGTCTCTATGTCCTTCTCCACCACCAGTCTTGCCAGTATATGTTTGGCCTCCGTCAGAGCCAGAGTCCGATCTTTGAATGGGAGCACCGTAAATTCCTTCTGGAACAGGATGTTATCGCCTTTCTTATATTCGCTGGCATCCGGCCCGCCGCGTATGACTGTCGCTCGCCATCCGTAGGTTTGGACGTTTTCTGGTATGATGATACCACCCTTCTCGGTGGTGGGCGTGTCGCGCCGAACAAGAATAAGAGCGCGGAGTGGTCGGAATTTTGACTCATCCATTGTCATCCTCCTTTGATAATTCTGCCAACTGCTTGCGTATATCCCGAATCATTTGAATGTCGTGGGTGTGGCCGATTACTTCACCCTTCAAAACGCCGTCCTCATGCGCGTTTCCCGTAACCCGCGTCATATCATTTTTCATCTTGATCTTATCGTGAATCATCTGCTCGTAGAGCTTCATGCCGGGTTCGTTGATAATCATGGCGATGGTCTTGAGATCGCTGAGTTCGATTTTCATTTAGACTCCTTTGCTTTGCATTTTTTGCGAAATAAATCCCCAACAATCTTGCGTGCATCTTTTTTGCTATACAACAATCTTACCCGTCCAAGCCATTTGTCATCACTAATACTACTTATATAAGGCCATAGTCTCCAATACAAATATTTTTTACCATTCTTTATTGACCTCTTTCTATATTCCTTCAAAAGACACAACAACACCCCTTCTACCTCTCTTGCACTATCACCCTCAATATGTATTTTTACATATTTTTCTCCTGTAGGAGAACATTGAGAACTACCTAAAACATACGTAACTGGATTAGAGTCATTAAAATAATCCATAAGTTTTTTAGTATGTACAATACTAAACCCGCAATCCTCCTCGGAACTATATTTATCTAAAAATTTATCAGAAAATCTTTTCGGATTTTCATACTCACCACACAAAATATCACTCATTTCTAACTTAGCAACATCGTTTTTAGCCTTCATGTTAATACCCTCCGTGGTTACTTATGTTTTTTAACTCTTTCGGTTGCCGGTTCGCGTAGTCACCCAAATACCTTGCTTCGCTACTCGCCATATACTCGCAAACATCTACCATGTGGTCGTTAACATTTTTTTTTACTTCCTTAAGATTGTGATTGGCGTTACCAAAAGCCCGTGTATCTACAATACAATGTTCAAGTTCCCACGCGAGTTTGACACACTTCCTTGAAAAATACATTCGCGGCGCACCAAGTTTTTCAGTCACCATGTGTTTTCTGTTAGGGTCTATTTTAAGCAATGCTCTCATGTTTTGGGCACGATGTTCTTGACCTAACTTCGTTGACTCACAGACGTTGATCCCTGCTATTTGGTAAAAGAAATTTATTGATCTTCCGACTCCGCCCGTATTCTGAAAGCAATGCCAATCCAACCATGACCTTGCGTATGCCTGGCGTATAAACACTTCCTCATATACATCATACCATACATTGCCTTCTTGAATTTTCTTCACCAACTTGCGCTCGTTGCCGCATTGTCTTATAATATTTGCAACATGTTCGTCTATTTCCTTGTTAGCAACATAGTATTCATCATATAAAAAAATATCCCCGCTTGGACTCACCGCCCACATTCCAAACGCGGTTGGATTAGTAAAGCCATGATCCCCTGTTCGGTAGTGTGTCCATCCCTTTCCCTTTATATCTTCGTAAGTCCACGGCACGAAGTGAATATCTTTTTCAATAGAATCATAATACAGCCCACTCACCTGTTGCGCTATACCATAATAACGTGCCTGCCCTTCTCTGATTGCCGCCTGATTGCCAGTCTTACGTGGATTATCTACATGTTCTATAAAAGCCTTTTTCTTTTCTTCCTTGGAAATAATATGGTTAGGAACATCATCCATAGAAATTCTTGTTCTTAAAATAGAACGCCCATACGTATCTTGCCCTGTCCATAAATTTATAAGAAAACTATTCATGCCAGAATCCGGTCTTCCAGGAACAAGATGCGGCGTGTAAGACATAATAAATTTTACTCCACCGCGTGTTCTCCCTCGTTGCGAAAGTTCCATAAAGAACGGTAGTGGTATTTGTTCGTTAGCCAAAACAATATCGGCCTTGATTCCACAACAGACCGCCGGTGACTGATCATACGTAATCAGTATAATTTTACTGCCACATTTTAGCGTAACCCGCGCCCCACGATCCCAAGACGGCTCGCGTGTGCCACCCAACGTAATGCTTCTGTAATCTCCAAGTTCACTGGCTGGTATCCATTTTTGCAGTTCCGGCCACAAATCATCACGTAGTTGACCCTTGTCGTATCCCATCGCCACAATAGTTTTGGCTCCTTGCCAGTCAAAATATTGAATACCATTCTTAAACATGCGCCAGTCAGGATTGCATGGAATAGACATAACAGCTGCCTTGATAGCAGCATGGCATGTCTTTCCTACCTGATTGGGAGATTGGTTCAAATACAAATCATGTTCCCGATCGTTTATCCAATCGGCTGTGGACACCACATCAAAACCACAATCGTAAGCGCGTTTTTTAGAACCGTGTGGGTGAAACCAAGCAATCTCGCATTCCAGCTTTTTCTTCTCCAAAATCTTCAATTCGTTTTCCAAGTCTTTGTCAGCCGCAATTTGCTCGTAAGTAAATTCGAGCTTTTCGTGGCCAAGCCACAGAGTATAAATTTTGGCTTCCCCTTGGTCTTCCATATCATTGTGCCTTTTTAAACTGGTTGAACTGAATTACCGTATTGTTCTTTATTCCAAACTTTCTATGGAATTTATGGTAACATGACTCGCAAAGAGTAACACCGTTGACCACTTCAAATCTTTCTTCTTTACACCAATGATAACTGTTTAAATGATGAGCGATCAATGAACCGCCTGTTTTACCACAAACAGAACAAGTGTATTTTCCCCTTTCTAATACTCCTTTTTTCCACAATCTATTTTCAGGAACATTGCGTTTTATTTTTCTTTCTTCGTTCGTAATGTTTGAATTATATTGAGGATGCGACGCACCATGATATTTACTCGCAATTGTACTCATTCTTTTTTTTCTGTAACAACCGCAAGACTTAATTGAATGACTTCTCAAATTAGATGCAGCCACATTGGTTTCTTCCCCACAATCACACACACACTTCCAAATAGGATGAGAAAAGTTTGTCTTTATTCTATGTAAAACAGTTAAAGAGCCAAATCTCTTTCCAGTTAAATCTTCGAGCATATCTCTGTATCGTTCCCTTGCTTTACATCCACATGATTGCACTCTTTTGTTTTTTAATTGTTGTCCAAGACAAATAGATTGTTTTCCACATTTGCATCGGCACAACCATTTATTCATTCTAAATTTATTTTTCCCCCACCAACGAATAACCAAAAGTCTATCGAACTTTTGCCCAGTTAAATCTTCTAATACAACTGTTTTATTTCTGGCCATCTTCGGTTATTATATCCTCAGTAATATCTATTGCATCATCAACGTGTTTTTTTTCTTGAGATGGTTGCATTTTAGAACGGATTTTAAATACCAACTCCAAGGTTGATTCTTCGGACTGCTCCTTCTTCGACACCAAATGCTGGTTTGCTATGTCGGCACTATCCACCAGATACTTGATCGCCTGGGGCTTCTTGGCGTGGTCAATCTCATTTGTATTCATCCCAGAAAGCAATTCGATGGCCTTCTGTTCGGCAAGTCCGGCTATGGCGATGTTCCTGCTTAATGTGGCAGATTGCACAATGTCTTGATGTAATTGCACCGACTTGCGTACCATATCAGTAGATACACCACATGCTTCGGCGGTCTTGCTTACAGACATAAACGTGGATATAAACGCGCAAATTCGCTGGCGAGCAACAGGTTCTATTTCAGCAACATAATCCTTAATGTTTCCACCATTGGAAAGTTCTTGAACAACATTGTCCGGCATAAGGTTTTGAGCTTTTCCCTGCTGATATTTATTGAGGTGTTTTGTAGGAAGTGTAGGTTTTTTCCCCATACCCGTGAATCTTAGCATAACACGGCTGGATGTCAAGGAAAAAATAAAATCAAAATAAACCTTGACAATCCCATGATTTATGGTAGAGTGCTTACAGAAGAACAAAGAACCAGAGATATTCTATGCCCCAACTACTTAGCCATGCCGTCACACGACCCGGATACGGGAAACCGTCTCCAGCGACCCTCTCGTCCGCCTCGGACACTGGTTCTCGCTCTTCTGGTCTAAATGACGGCGTGGTGAGTTTTGAAAGTGAGGTCGTGTATGACTACCACCTATCGTAAGTTTGTCCTCTGGATTCTCAAAACCGCGAAACTCCACCCATACACAATACGCCGAATATACTTCAAATTGACGTGGAGGAAGCTATGATAATACAGGAATTTCTAAGCAGGCTTAAAAACGTGACAAAAATTAATGGCGGTTGGCAAGGCGAATGTCCGTCACACGAAGACAAAACCCCATCATTATCTATTGCTGAAGGAAAAGATGGCAAAATCCTAATGACTTGCCATGCCGGATGCACACCAGAACAGATCGTTGCCGATATGGGATTGCAGATGACCGACCTGTTTCCACCGAAAAAAGAACCCGTTATTGTAGCAACATACGACTATATTGACGTAGATAACAAACTACTATTTCAGGTTGTTCGGTTTAGCCCTAAGGACTTCCGCCAGCGTCGGCCTGATGGTAAAGGCAGTTGGATATGGAATCTAACGGGTGTTGACCGCATACTCTATAATCTCTCCGAAGTTGTCGAATCAGTAGATTCTAAACACTCCGTTTTCGTAGTGGAAGGCGAAAAAGACGTAGAATCGCTAAAAAAACTGGGCTTGTGCGCCACCTGCAACTCCGGCGGGGCCGGCAAATGGCTCCCGCGCCATACAGAAACCCTTGTAAATGCTGATGTTATTATCATTACCGACAAGGATATACCTGGTCATAAGCACGCCCAACTTGTTGCCGTCGCTCTCTACAATAAGGCAAAATCCATCCACGTAATCGAATTACCAGACCGCAATGAAAAAATAGTTAAAGACGCATCAGATTGGATTGCGGCTGGCGGTACTATCGAAGAATTGCGTGAAATATATAACAAAACGCCAGATTTCGACCCAGCTCCAGAACCACCAGACAAAGAGGAATTTTTCTATGACAAAAACAACAAAGAATACCTGCTCAAAAACCAGCGTAACTGCTGGCTCGCATTGTCGGAATCGCAGTTCAAGAAGGAACTCGCCCATCGTGGGTTGCGTCCGCACAAGGAAAAAGGCGAAAACGTATCTGAAGCCGACGAGTTTATTATTAAATTGCGCGACACCAGAGACGTTGATTACGTCGGCTCTCTCGCAGGCTATGTTAGTGGCTTCTATGAAATTGATGGCAGACGCATTCTTGTTACCGACTCTCCCAAAATTATAGAACCAGTTGCGGGAACATGGGAAACCATAGATGCTATCGCGTCTGGCTTGCTTTTAGACGAAAAATACAACCAGCGTGACTATCTATTCGCATGGCTCAAGATCGCTTACGAATCATTGCAAAAGAAGCAGCTGCGCCCAGGCCAAGCTCTCGCCCTTTGCGGCCCCCACAACTGCGGCAAGTCGCTCCTGCAATTACTAATCACCCGTATTACCGGCGGACGTTCTGCCAAACCCTATGATTTTATGGTGGATTCCACCTCGTTTAACAGCGAAATGTTCAAAGCCGAACACCTTTGCATTGAAGACGAGTCGGCATCTACCGACATCCGCGCCCGCCGTGCTTTTGGCGCACAAATCAAGCAAATTGCCGCCTGCTATACCCAGCGGTGCCACAAGAAAAACAGCGAGGCTCTCACGCTAACCCCATTCTGGCGGCTAACAATCTCCATCAACGATGAGCCGGAAAACCTTATGGTGTTACCACCCATAGACGATTCCATTGAGGACAAAATCATTATCCTACGAGCCACCAGCTTCCCAATGCCCATGCCATCCGAAACCGGCGAGGAGCAGCAGGCGTTATGGAAGCAACTTGTATCAGAAATACCCGCCTTTCTTGACTATCTGTGCAACTGGCAGATACCTGATTCCGTCCGTGGCCAGCGTTACGGTGTTACTCACTTCCACCACCCCGATCTCTTGCAAACTATTGACTCAATGGCCCCTGAATACCGCCTACTTACCATTATTGACGCGGTATTGTTCAGTTCTCCAATGGCCACCTCATGGACTGGCAAGTCTGACGAACTACAAAGAATGCTTTTTTCCGATGAAAATTACTCGCGGGATTCCCAAAAACTATTAAATTGGTCTAATGCCGCCGGAACCTACCTCGGACGCCTCGTCAAAAAGTATCCCGACCGCATATCATTCTCTCGTGGACACCGCCACAACATCTGGACGTTATCACCGCCAAGCCTCGAAGATCAGCCAGAGGGCGCGTAGGCCTCCTTTCCAGCTCGCGTAGGCCTCAAACCGCGCTTTTAATCAATCCTGTATCACTTTGCGTATCTGCGTAGGCAAGTTTGATCCTCCACACAAGTTTACAGGTGCTCCGAATAGGCCCTATTATACTATATATATATAACATAAAAGTTCTATGATATTAAAAACAAGTTTACGCGCCTACGCATAGCAACGACTTACAACAAATTTAGGCGAGATTTTTTGGGTTGCCTCGTCATTTTACGATAACTGAAATTGAGGCCGAGCTGCCAGAAAAAAACCGACTGCATTGGATATGCAATATATAGTATCACCACCCCCCGGCCTGGGCAACCCGGTATGGCATACCCCCCCCTCTATGATCTTGTCCGCCTGTTTAATCGCTCGACCTCACAGGATGCCCGACGATTGACGCTGTGTTGTGCCATTATGCCCAGGCTCGACGCTCTTGACGCTTGACCTATGTATTGACGCTGCCAACACGTTTCAACGCGGTACAGGACATCCTGTAGGATTGTCGCATAACCGCATTTATGTCTACCATCTTAGAGCGGGGGAGAAAGCCTGTATCTATTGGCTGGCGTGACAATCTGGGCATAAAACCGAGTTATTGACGCGTGCGAGGTGGGAGTGTGACATATTGACGCATGGCGACATAATGTCTTAAAACGGTAGAGCATCAGTATAAACCTTTGCACCCTTACGACTATTGCACGGTCCACAAGTCAGGCGCAAGTTGCGCCATTTATTATTTCCGCCCTTTTTTAATGGGCCGATATGATCTACGGTCATAGTCTTTGTTTTGAACTGCTGGCAACAATCGGGGCAGGTGGTATATTCATGCTTCAGGGCGTTAAGCACATATCTTCTAACATCGCATTGTCCGCGTTGTCGGGCCTTGCCGTGTTTTGTCAAACGGTATTTGTGGCTGGCTTGTTTTATCGTAAGTCTCAACCAGTCTTTTTTACTAACTGCGCAACCATCTCTATTGATTAAGTCATCAAGGCGATCAACTTCTAATTTATCGCATACTTCCGGCGTATAAACCCGTTTAAGAAAGTCAAGCGTGTCCGTAATATGCTCTTTATAAAACAGGGTATTGGCTATAGGATTAATTGATTGCATAATGGACACCATACCACAATTTGCACCAAAGTCAAGCACAATCCTTGTCATAATTGCAAGCCTGATTCTCACATTTGCAAACTTGGCGGTACAATTTCCATGCCAAAGTCAAAAGTGATAATGGTAAATATATATTTAACGCGACTTTATCAATGCCCGCCTGCGTGGAACGCGTGTCCGGTATAAATAGCAGGTGCGTTGGCGCGACTTGGCACGGTTCAAGCTACTAACTATATAAATACATGAAAGCAAAGACAACCACGAACACGGAGGGCCACGCGATGAAATGGACGTACAACGACAAGACCGAGGCGCACGCAGTGCACGATAATATGCGCGTTATCGTGCCCGATCAAGTAGGCGATAACCAGCGGGAGTATGACGGTATGCGCGTGCCGTGCCTGGACAGGATTACAGGCAAGCGCGTATATGCACGATTGCGCGGCGATCTGTATGGACTGTACACGGCGGGTACTGGCGACATGATCGTAGCACGTGGTAATTAACCGCCTAACACTAACCGCGCCCGGCTTACGGAGGACACGATGAAAGTATTAAGGAAAATAGAAGAACCTTACAAAGGATTGTATCTACTCCACTTAAGCGATCAGGGATCAAAAGCATCCTGGGGCGATAAGGATTCAGCCTTGCAGATATTCCCGGTTGACGTTGACCTTATCAAGCAAGAGCTACACGGGCGCAAGGTTACGGTCGAACAGGGCGAAGTATAACATCACACAACCGCGCCCGGCGCACAGGAGGGATGAACCATGACGACAGGAACAAACCAGCCAGTAATCCGGTATGAGAACAACGGGACAACACCAGAAGAACGCAAGACAATCTGCAAAAAGAACCTTGCCAAGTTTGGGCAGGATGCGCGGGCGGGCAAGGTGCTTTGCCTGACAGACTTGATTGGGCAGGCGGAACAGGTGCATATTGACAATTTGAGTAAATAACAACGCCGGTCAACCGGCACAAGGGAGGACAGAAAATGCAGGTAGAAATTAAAGACGGCAATTTGGTAATCACGATCCCAATGCAGAAACCGGCGCCCAGCGCCAGCGGTAAAACCCTGGTTGTGGCCAGCAGCCGCGGCAACAAGGCAACCGCGGCCCTGGTGGACGGCAAGCCGATTATTGTCGGCCTGAACGCCTACATTCAAAACGCATAACGCCGAAACCCGGCCCTGTCCGGGTCATACGCTCTAAGGCGTATCCGATGAGGCGCCAACAAAACCAAAGGGAGGGCGGAGCATGAAAGTACAGAGTAAAAGCAAAGTTAAGGCAATCACAAAAACCGAATTGAAACGGGCACTAAAAAAAGCAACGCGTTGCAACATACAGCATAACGGCTGGACGTGCGGGACGTGCTTCTTTGCAATGGATAAAAGCCTAACAAACGCAGACTGGCAAGCGGTCTTGTTATTTCGCGGGGATAATAAGCGGGAAGAATTGCACAATCTCCCTGCTGACGTTGAGGCAAGCCTGCGGAAAGTCTTGAAAATCGCCAAGCGTCGGCCCAACAACGCGCCAACGCCCGGCTAATAGTCCGAAGTGTAAATAGTCATGACGCGCTTGTGAATACATTGGAAAACCTGATATTTCAGGTGTCTAATAGTGTTCCGTGGTCTTACGTGCATAGCGCAGTTATAGACGCCCGCGCCGCAATCAAATCCGCAACCGGCCAGGAGTAAATACAATACACGCACTTGCCGTATATGTCAAGTATGCGTATTGAAAGCAAGGAAGAATGACGCCATGAAATGGAAATATATTGGCTACGGCCTACGATCAGACGGCACAATCGGCGTAATTGACAGGAAGCATCCCGCCATGTTCAAAGTGCCGTTTTCCGCCTGTAAGAAAATGGTAGCATATATCAAGCGCGATTTATGGAAAGGAAGGGTAACGCCATGACAACACTTATGTTAATAGCAATCGTGATTATGCTGGAAGCTGGCGGCGAACCGCGCACCGGCAAGCTGGCCGTGGCAAGTGTGATATGGAATCGAGCCGAAGGGCAAGCGGCTAACGTGGAGAAGGTATTGACAAAACGCCGCCAATTCTCATGTCTGAATAACGGGCTGGCACACGCGGCGGCAAACGCTAACCGCATGAGGCAGGGAAAGATCGGCGCAATGGCTTGGATGGATTGCGCGATGATTGCCGAGCGGATAATGGACGGCACGTTTCAGCCCACGGTCACGGCAAACCACTATTACAATCCAAGCCTCTGCTCCCCTTCATGGGGAAAAGCGTTGCGGGGGAAAACGACTATTGGCAATCACACGTTTGGAGAACTACCATGACAACAACAACCAAAATGAGCGAACAAGACCACAAGGAAAGACACGTTAAACTGCACCAAGGTTTTGACGAACTTCTGGCAGACTTTATCGGGCATACTGAAGGGTTGCCAAGCAAAGCAACGGTAATGGAATTATTGGAATGGTCATATCAGCAGACAATCAATCCAACACCACCAAGGGGGTAATTATGGCGATTCTACCAGAATTAAAGACAAACGACATCCTTGTAAGCAAACAAGGTTACGAATACATTGTCCACAGGGTAACGGGCAAGGGTAAGCGCGATACAGGCTACGACGAACCTACCTACCGGCTCGAACGAACCATCGTTTGCAATGGACAATATACCCACGACGAATTGCAGGGGATGGGATTAACGCTCAAGGTGACTACATGAACATACCATTTCCAGATAAGAAGTATCAGATAATCTATGCTGACCCGCCGTGGAAATACGGGTGCTGGTATAAGTCCGAAGACGTAAAACGCAATGCGGCAGATCATTACGCTGTGATGCCTTCAACAGAACTAAAGAATCTTCCCGTGAAAACTGTCAGCATGAAAGATGCCGTCTTAATTATGTGGGTAACTTATCCGTGTCTCAAAGAAGGGATCGCGTTGATGGAAACGTGGGGATTTACTTATAAAACCATTGCCTTTACATGGGTAAAAAAGAACAAAAAAAGCGACACTTGGTTTTTTGGTTTAGGAAATTACACCCGCGCAAATGCCGAGATTGCATTGTTGGGAACTCGTGGAAAAGGATTGCCAAGAATAAGTCGCTCTGTTCCGCAAATATGCGATGCGCGGATAATGGAACATTCTCAAAAGCCATCGGAAATCAGAGATAAGATCGTTGAATTGTTTGGCGACCTACCCCGCATAGAGCTTTTCGCCCGTCAACGGACTCCCGGCTGGGATTGCTGGGGCAACGAAGTGCAATCGTCTGGTGCAAATGTTACACCATGTAATGCAAGTATTACACCACAAGGAGAATTACTATGACCTACGAACCCATCCCAGCCGCTCTCAAACCGGGCGACAAGGTAGCCTGCCCAAAACATTACGAGCATCCGGCCATCTACGAAGTTTTCAAGGTAGATTCTGGCCGCGTATGGCTGATGAACGAGGCAGGTCTTGCGCTCCACGGAAGCTTAACCGTGCAACTGCTTCGTGATTATGACTTTATGAAAGTGCAAGAAAATAGTTGAAAAAATAAGTTGACATTCTGGACTTTGTGTGGTATTCTTCTATACATAAAAAAGGAGGATACTATATGCACAAAAGGAAACCCATGAAAAAGATTAGCATTGTGCTACCGGTTCGCTGGATCGCTCTGATTGACGACAGGGCACGGGCAGAATGCACGACGCGGACGCAGATCATCAAGAATATAATCATAGCAAGGTGTTTGAGACCTGACAAAGAGCGTTAAAAAGCCATAAATTATGAATGCAATTTTGGATATGTTGATTATAATAGCAAGTTTGCTATTTATAATAATGGTTTTTGTTTTTTTAGTATTAGATTGCCTTACGAGAATTAGAGCAGAATTATATCATCAAAACGACCTAAAGGACAAAAAAGGAAATACATGATATGACCCACTCATTTCGCTCGTTTGCTGGCGGCGACCGCACGACCTGGGGGCAACGGAAGCCGGTATGTTACGGTAAAGGCTGGGGGTGCGACAAGCAGTTTCAACCGCTTAACCCACCCAACGCGATTGCAAGCGAGCTTTCGAGGCCGGTGGAAGTGCCAAGTTGTCTGTCACCACGGCAATATATCGAGATTATCACTAACAGCCCTGCGAGTGATTAACATGAAAACAAACGATATGATTGACAGCGCCGCGCTTTACCTGTGTATGCGAAGACATCCGTTTCATCGTTCTGATTTGGGAGGATTTTACCATAACAATCTCTACGATGCTTGTAATAAATGGCTGAGTGAAAATGTATCACTCAAGACGCGTCTCAACGCTTACCTGGACAGTCTAAACGCGGGGAAGTGCATTATGATAACTGAAAAAGGGACGATGAAGGTAATATCCGACATCTACCGCAAGAAGGGCAAGAAAACCAAAGGAGAATAAGCCATGTTCACAATCGAAATTAAGGAAACGCGCATAGTAAGGAAAATTGTCGGTAAAGTATGGGAGAAAACTGGACAGGAGGAAAAGGCGCGAGACATCCAGTTTTACAACGACAAGGAGCCTAAAACCTATCTGTCGGATACTTACGACTATACACCTGAAATAGAAAAAGATGTTGCGGAGGAACGCGAAGTTCTCAAGCAAACCGTTGAAACGCTTGACTTGGCGGCGGTAATCAAGGCGATAAACAAGCTATAAACTGAAGGTATAATTACCATGAAAGGCCGCACAATAGCCTCACGCGCAAGACGCCGCCTGGAACTCAAGGCGGGAAAGGCGAAAAAACCCAACCAGCAAATAACTGATTGGATGGAGCCGACTGATGAAAACATTGCGTGGCTGGCAGAAAAAATCTCCGATAGCAAGCGGATAGGGCGCATTGTGCTAAAAGCCATTGAGCAACGCAAGTCCGGCAAAAAGACAGGGTTAATTGCGCTGGCGAGGGTAACGTAACGTATTGGTAAAATAAAAGGAGAAAGATTATGAACCAAACAAACGGCAGCTTAGAACCAACGAAATCCACGCAAATATCCTCCGCTATGGATCATCTCGAAAAAGCTATCGAGAGCAATGGAACACAAGCAAA